CGCCTCCAAATACTTCTTGGTAAAGTTCAGTAAGTCGGTGGCGATAAGATAAAAAAAAAGTTGCGCCCCAAATGCTACATCGCTCGGCATATCCTTAAACGCCTCGTTAATTTCACCCTTGTAAGGTTCGATTAAATACCGCTTTTTACTCTTTTCTTTGATAGGGCGATACAATACACTCATTACCTTGTAAAGGTCCCTTGGTTCCTTTTGGTAATTCTCAATGTCTATAAATTCACCCGTGGTTAAATCGTCTAGGTTTGGAATAAACCCGTATTCGATTCCCTTATAAGTAAATGTAGTTTGTAGTTCGGGCCTTTCTTCTAGTATGCCCGTAATGTGCTTTATGGCACGATTTAAGACCTTTAAAGGCAATGCGCTTGTTTCTTTATAGGTAAGCCCCGTAAATATCGCCACGGCCATAATGGCGCGTTCGGTTTCACCCTTCGCCTCTAGGGCGTTGTATTCAACCATGCGGTATAACGGTACCTCGGATAATTTAGTAGGTATGGTTATTTCCATCTACTTAATTAACGCATGGTTAGGCGAATGTTTTTACATAAAAAAAGCCCCCCAAATGGGAGGCCTTAAGTATGAAACAAAAGGGCTACTTTCTAATCCTTTTGCTTTTGTTCAAAACTTCACGATATTCAGAACGAATGAAATCGGTCAGGCGTTGCATCGCTTTATTGAAATCGTAATCTTCAAAAGAATAAAAAACCTCGTACTTTGACCATTCCCCTTGACACGCAAAACTTGTCTTTTGATAATTCCATTGCAACATAAAACCCGTTGAGGTTTTTTCTAAAGTAGGAATACATAGTTTTTCTCCTTGATGGTTTAACTCGTAAATGATTGGTAAAGAAATTTGTGTTTGTTTCATATAGCAAATATACATACATATTTTAAATATGCAATATCTAACCCAAAAAAAGTAAAAAAATTATCTAACGTCGTAAATGCCGTGGTTACGTTTTAAGCCTAGGGCTTCCATTTCATGATAACGCCAAGCGTCTATTGCATGGTCTACCCCTACGGGATTATTTAACGTATTACCCGCCTTGTCTTTGTCCCAACAATACCCGCGTAATTCTTTTATTAGTTCGGTGCTATCCTTTGTAACCAAATATTCTTGGCTTTGCATTATCTGTATTCCGTATAAAATCGAATCCTTGCCCTTGGTTACCGCCCTTATCATTTTCCCGTATCGTCGTATTTCCTCAATGCTTTTAGGTTCGGCACTATCCGCGTAAATGGGTACGCCATCGGGTAGGACCTTGGCGATATCGGAATTAAGCATAGCGGTTCGATAACATTTTAGGTTAATGATTCGTTGGCCATCGTATTGGTACACCTCCACCAATGCCGTTGGATCGTTAGAATATCCAAAGTCTAAACCACACCCAATTAATCGCGCTTCGCTTGGTATGGTGTCGATGGTTTTATAGTTGCTAAATACAACGCCCTCCAGGTTTCCAATTTCACCTAGTCCATATACACGCCACCAATTCGCCCAATAACTTGAGGTTTCCGCTTTTACTTTGGCTTTTTCTATTTCCTTAACGATGGACGCATCCAAGGCCTCGTTATCCTTGTACGTCAATACCACCATTTCGCTATCCTTATCGTCTTTTAATTCGGTATCTACCCAAAATTCCACCACGGGGTTATAATCTAAATAAATAAACCGCCGTGTTCGTATGGCTAATTGGTAGTATGATTCCCAATCTATATTATTACACTCATTGACAAAAAGAACATCACGCCTAGCCCCTCGTAATTTGTCGGGTTGGTCCGCGCTAAAGAACTCAATAAACGCCCCGTTGCTAAATGTGTATGTTAAACTTGACTTATTCCACTTGGTAGGGTCGTACATTCCTACCATGTCCATTATCTTTAGAAAGTCCCTAATTGCCCCACGCCTTAAATGCGGGATGCTTTCGGCGACTACGCTGATTTCGCAATTGGCGTTTACGGCGGCGTAGGATATAAGTAATGGAATAATCGAGAATGTTTTGGATGAACTTGTACCGCCACGAACTATACGCACCCGCCTTTTGAGTTTTGCAATCTTGCTTTGCGCCGTGGTCTTTTTTAACATTATTCAACATCCAAATCTATGCCAGGAAATATTGGCTTTTCCTCGGTTACGTTTACGTTTTGTTGTGGCAACCCAAAGGCCGAATCCATTAATTGTTTATACGCGCTTACGTCGCCTTTACGGGCTTTATGTATTAATGCCAATGTCATTAGGTCGGCTTGGCTTAACTTTTCAATCTCGCCGCTTATTGGGTTTTTAGAATCTTGCATTACCTCCAACCATCGTTTGGCAATGGTCGAACGGTTTAGGGTTCCTTTAGGTTTACCCTTTGGGTTCCTAACTTCCCCTTTCTTTGGTGGTATTATATTTTCGGGATTAGGCATAATTTCAAATCTTTATCAAATCAATTCATTTTCAAGCCATTGGGCATAGACTTGTAATTTTTTAACGTCCTCGCTTTTGTTTTTACGATCAAAACGCCACGTGTATTTTATTATGTTGCCCTTTAGGTATCCTATAAATTGTTCTTTGCTCATGGATGCCTTTATACATTCGATGCACTCAATTTCGCCTTGGTAATGTGTTGGGTTATTTACTACGTCCATAGTGCTATAAAATCTTCGGTTTCCATTTCTATTTCGAATACGTGGCCGCCTTTGGTGTAAACTTGAGTAAAGCCCATTGAACCCGCGACCGCTTCGATTTGGTCGGTATCTATGTATCCATCCTCTAGGATTTCCACTTTATCCGCGTCCATTTGTAACCCTAGCATTTCATAAATGGGGTCTATTTTATCCTCGGAGTAAATAAATGTTACGGGTATAATCATTTTGCGCGGTATGTGTATGCTTTTACTTTAATTTCTTCGTGGCCGTTTATTATTTCTCGGATAGGCTCTAATACTAAAAATCGTCCGCCTAAGGGTTTAGGGTGGCTACCACGTTCCACCATCCAACCTTTAGCACCGTATCCGTCTTTTTCGTCGCCGTATTCTTCTTTGTAAGTTGATGTCCTAACCATTAGTACCTCCTTCAAATGTACGCGATTGTTATGATTCATTCGCTCTACCTGGTACGTTAATTCGTGGTCCTCGTGTACGTGTCCCATCCATACCATGTCGGCACCTTCTACCATTGTGGCCATTCGGTTAAACTGAATTGTACCACGCGTAACGGGACCACCGCCCCCCGAACCATGGTAATACTTGATTCGGTATGAAACACTACCCGCGCTTTTTGGACGTTTGAAATTATACACTATCCAACCACCATAACCGCCCGTTTGTATGTGGGTTCCGTTTTTTTGATTTAACCCACCAACAAGGCGTTGTATTACGTCTATTTCTTGATGCTTGATTATTGCCGTTTCGTGGTTTCCATAACTGATAACATCAATATTTTTTGCGTATGGGCTAAACCATTCTATTGCGTCATTGACCACCGCGTCGAAATAATGGTCCACGTTGTGTTCGGGGCGTATTCCACTCTTGCTTCCCCTACGATCCGCCTTTCCTTGCATTAAACATAGAGTATCCCCATTTAGACATATCCTAGCGTCCATTTCCATGGCTTGGTCCAAGTGGCGTTTGAGTAAAACGCGGTCGCACTTGGGATTATCCCAATGGATGTCGGAGAGCAATAATACTTTTTTGGGGTCGAAGTTGTTTTTGAATATGTGTACATTTTTCATAACTTTGTTAAATATAAGCGGGGGTAGTGTAATGGTAGCACATTAGCCATCCAGGTTAAAAGCGGCGTTCGATTCGACCCCCTCGCTCAATTTTTTACCTTTATACATAGATGCGCCAAGTTCTTTAATTTTTGAAAATGGCAATATTGGCACATTTAATTTACAATTCTTATCAATTAAATAGATATATCGCAATTGGAAACCATCTAAATATTTTGCATTTTTTGGAATAGTGGCCTTGCCGTTTTGCTTTAAAATATGCGAACCCTTTGTAAAAGTCATTATTGCCCGTATTTCACCATTAGGCATTTGAATAATACCCTTATTCTTTTTTATGTCTGTTAAATAAAATCCACTTGCTCGGTATATTGTACCGTCACCACATTGTGTACCATCTGAATACGACAATATCCATTTTATATGCGGGGCGTTCTTTTTAATTAATTTAATCGAAATTGCAATGCATCGGCTTTCACTATTTTTAGGCAAAAACGAATCAAAGGCCATACGGTTTAATTCTAACATTCCATTCCAATTTGTATCATTTACTAAATGCAAAACCTTATCTTTTCTAAATGGACTTCCATAACTCATAACGCCGTGCAGTCTATCATCTAAAAATGCCCCAAAATGTAATTTACTATTCGGTACAACCTTGCCCGAGTAGTGATGTTTTTTTACAAACTCATTTGCAACTTTTGCGGGTATTACTTTTACAATTATTTCCTTTGCTCTACCCATTGCGTAATAATTAAATACAATGCGTTACCATTGCCGTTTTCGTTTGCGTATGTTTCAACGTATTTAAATTCTTCGGTACCCCTAATTATGTCTATTGCATTTTTAATAACTTCGGCTTGTTGGTCTGCTAGTGTAAACGTCATTTGTTGGAATGGTTCTTTATCACCATCGGGTAAATTAAATTCCTCACCTAGTTGATCGGTTGACATAGTAACGGGAAGTTCTAACCCCCATTCGTCTAGTTCCTCAATATCCCAAAGGTTAGCCAAGGCGTCCCAATCCCACTCACCGAATCCGACGTTATCTTTAATGATAAATTCGCGTTCTTTTGCTTCGTCTAGGTTTTCGGCTATGATAATGGGTATTTCCTTTAGTCCCGCATCCTTGGCGGCCTTGTGGCGCATATTCCCGCCCAAAATAACCATGTCTTTATTTACAACAATCGGCCGTAAATATAGCATTTCGGGAAACTCTTGTATCGAATTAACAAGTTTTTGAAATTTACTATCTTTTATAACCCTTGGATTTTCTCGGTTGCCTTGGATTTTGTCAATGTCGATAACTTGCACCATGTAATTAACGTTAAATGTTTTGTATGTTTCTTAAGTGTATTTCCTTGAGGAAGTCTTTGTATTGTTTTTTGTCCCCGTATTTATCGTGGCAAGTACGGCAAACGGCCATTAGGTTTTCGATTCGGTCTTTGTCGCCTTTAGGGTTTCCCCCCATACCCCTTGGCTCAATATGATGAATGTCTTGGGCTTGGGCGTGGCATACTTCACACTCGATATACGACGTTTTATCATATCCAAAAAAGTCGAAATATACCCTAGTGTGGCGTTTCATACGCTTCGTAAACCTGGTTAATTTCATTTATCATTTTTTGCCATGCTCTAGGGTCACACGTACACGGGCGGTAAAATTTACGCGCTTGAAATAAACGATTCCAAATAATGGCCACTTCGTCGGCTTCCTCTTTGGTTAATGTTTGCTCAGCCTTCTCCCGAAAGTTACCCCAATAAAAATATTCTTGTTCCGTCATACATTGGGTTGTACGATACGGGAATAGTTTGTTTAGTTTGGCTTTGCGTTGATCGCATCCGCAATCTTCACCCGCCACCCATTCGACTAGTTTTTTAATCCCAGTGGCTTTGGTCACCTTCTCGACCGTATCGCCTAGTCCTTGCGATGGTTTCTTTCGCGTTTTGCGCTTCACAGTAGTTTTGGTATTGGACATAAGTATGATTTTTAATTAGATTCTTTGCGTTTTTTAGTCGGTTAAATATGGAATGTAAAGGTATCCCCGTGCGTTTCTCAATATCCCGCATACTTAATTTATAGACAAAATGCAACTCCAATAACATTTGGTCGTATTCGGGCATTTCATCTATTACCGATTTAACATCATCCATTAAGTTTTGGTATTGCCTTTCGCTTTCGTCCGCATTAAAGCAAGGGTCGAATAATACATCGTCGTAATTCTCTCGTTTCGATTTGCGTTGGCGGTCCACTACCTTGGAACGGATAATGGTAAAAATGTACATGGTGTTAATATCGCCGTTGTAATCAATTTTCGCGACAATATCGGGCGATTCGGCCAACTTTAAGTACATATCTTGCACGGTATCTTCGGGGCTTTCACTTCCGAGATAGGCGGCCATTTTAAGCCAATCCGCGTGGCGTTGGGCTATTGCCTTTAGGGATGCCATTACGGTTTGTAAATCTACAATGTATTGTTAATATAATTATCAATTAGTTGGTTAAATTCTTGTAAACTTTTACACACTTGGTATTTATAACCCTCACGTGTAGCCACTTTTTCAAAATACTTTTGGTGTTCGCTTTGCCTTCCCTTTTCGGTTTTTACCTCAATCCATAGCCCATTATATTTTTCGTTTGGGTGCATTAAGAAAAGGTCGGCCACTCCAGGTAAGACCCCCTCGGCTTTTAATATCTTGGCCGTTATGGGGGACCGCTTACCACCGTTTGGTATATGAAATAACATTAAGTCGGGATGGCGTAGTCTAAACCATTTAACCATTGCTTGTTGTAATTTGCTTTCTAGGTGCCTCATGTTTCTTTTAAGGTATAAAAAGGTTTAATATTGTGCCTTTTATTACACTATTGGTATAAATTCAGGAGTAATTGAGAACTTTTCTGAATCACCACTTGAACCTGGCGGAATTCCCGCCATCAAAAGGTAAACTTACAAAGTTCCCAATTCTTAATTCATTTGCTTTCATTTGTTACCTCCGTATGTTTCGTTATTCATTCTCCAAACATTTCGTTAATTGTTTGTTCTGAAAATCCCGCCGCCATACATAAAGAACGCAAAAGTTCCTTTAATTGGTCCGCGTCTATATCGCTATGAGATTTTTCTACGGTTATCTTGATGTCGTATTGCTCAAGAGTTAGACGGAATGGTTTATTTATTAAGTTGCTCATTGTTTATAACGTTTAAAATTTGTAATTCCTCGCGGTACACTTGTGGAACGTCTAGCCATGCGTTCACGTTTTTACAAGCATTTATTACCGTTGAATGGTCGCGGTTAAATAATGCCCCGATTTGGTTGGTGTTCATGTTCTTTGTGTATCGTAGATAGTAAAATAAGGCGTGGCGCACGTTAACTATATTTCTGTCACGTATGGGGCTTTTTAATTCTTGCTCACTTACGCCGTATGCGTCCATTATGCGGTCGTAAATATCCGCGCACTTTTCAATACTCCCACCTTTTAATTGGTGTATTTCC